TGAAGTAGTAGTCGATGCTGTCCGGGGTGGCCACGCCCTCTGCTACACGGCTGGACGTGCAGACGAAATACAGGATAGGTTTAGTTTGCGCCCAGTTAGGCCGGACGGCGGTAACGTCGGCCAGGGTGCCTTCCCATTCCTGGTACAGGTCGCCGCTCGGACTCATAATAACGGCGGTGTAGGTACCTGCTTTGGTAATAAATTTAATAGTCCGGGTTGCACTTGCGCTGCTCATTGCTTAGTCGTTTTCGGGTTCGTCTTTGGTTTCCTCGCTGGCGGGCGTTTCCGGGGCCGCTGCGGCGTTTTCTTCCTGCTGGGTGGTGTCCTGTGCCACCGCGTCGGCGCCGTCGCCTGTAGCGGCGTTTTCTGCGTCGTTTTCGGGGGCTTCATCCTTTGCCGGTTCTACGACAAAGCGCGGGTCGGTGGCCACCGGCAGCGGGCGGGTTACGGTGCCGTCCTGTTCTTCGCGGGCTTCGTGGGCCAGCAGCGCCAGGCCGCCTATCCGGGTAAGGGTTTCCGGCAGCTGGGTAAGCGGGCCGAAAGCCAGCATATCCGACTGCCACAAAAGGTAATTGCCGTCTTTAACCGTGTTACGGTCTCTGGTAAGCGCCAGGAAAGCGGCTACTTTAGGGTTTGCTTTAATGTAACGTGCCATAGTTCCTATACTTATAAGTTTACTTGATCAGAAAAATTTTGCCGTCTGCGTCCTTAAATACCTTACCGTCCTGGTCTTTCCACGGCACCAGGGGGCCGGGGTCTTTGACGTCCAGGCCGACGACTGCGCCGTAAAGCTGGCTAAGGTAGGTGGTAGGGATTACAGGGCTGTAGCCGTGCGCCACCTGCGCGTAACTGCTGGGCGTACCGCTGGCCTGGTTCGTGCCGATATACCAGATAGGCAGCAGCACGGCTTCCGGGTTGTCGATAGGGCCGTTTACGTCCCAGATATAGATTTCCGGGTACATTCGCAGCAGGCCCGCCGGTATGTTCACAGGCAGGGCGTAGTCGTATTCAAACTTCGGGATACGGCGTACAAAGGCTACGATAGCCTGCGGCGCAGCATCCGTAAGGGTAACGCCGCCGGGGTTTCCATCCGGGTCATATTTGGCCCTACAGCGCACGATCTGCCCGCTGCCCATAAGCTTGCGGTTTACCGTGCAGGTGGTGCCGTCGGAAGACACGCTGGCCCAATAGTCGCTATTATCGCTGCCCAGGGCAGTAAAGGTGCCGTTAGCCCGCAGGACTTCCCAGACAAACTGCCGGTTAGCCGTGGCGCACTCAGCTGCGCCGGTGCGCAGGCTGGCGTGTACCGCCTGTGTGTCCGGGTCGTTAAGCGGGTTGTAAATAGTCTGGTCTGCGGCGTCCAGCACCAGATCGGGCATATAGGCCGTGGCGTTGCCGCACTTCACGATATGCGTAGCGCGGATAACGGACACCTGGCCAGTGCGGCTGTCCACGTATTCGGCGTAAAATTCCAGCGTAATAGGGATATTCGGCTGGGCGTTTTTCATAACCTTAATGCGCCCGGCCTGGCCACCGCTGGCGGTAATTTCGTAGTCGGTGTTAGCGGCTTCTATAAGGGTGCGCGTGCCGCCTACGATTTCGTACCACTTGACGTTTGCCAGCAGACTGTTTACGTTACCGGGGGCCACGATTTCGTCTTTGTCCAGACGGCTAACCTGCGGCTGCAAAATTAACGCGGTCAGCGTGTAATCGGGCGTAAATTCGTCCGTGTCGGCGTTGTAATTCTGCCGATCCGGTACGCTGCCGTCCACAGATATAGTGATGTTCAGCTGTAACGGCTTAAAATTAAAGTCAAAGCGTCTTGTTTTCATATCGTCTAATACTCAAAATTAGCGGTGTCAGTGGCCGCGGGCTGGCCGGTTGCCCCATCCCGCAAAGTAACTGTAGCGGTAAAGCGCAGCGTACGCGGGATATAGCCGTTAAAGTCGCAGTCGGCTACAGTCAGGTGCATAGACTTGCCAGCACCGGCGCGGCGTATGGCCCAGGCGTTGTCGCTGGCCGTGCGCGGGTTTCCGTCTGCGTCTTCGCTGTAGCGCGTCCAAACTACGTCTGCGTCCAGTATGTCGTCAGTTATTACCTGGTTGTAAAGCTTTGCTATGATCCGCAGCGTAACGTCGAAACGGTCTGGATCAAACAGGTAGTCGGTGTCGGCAAACTCTACGGTAAATTCCGGGTTTCCCTCTACCATCGCCCAGTCGGTATTATTCCAGGCGGGCGCGGTCGTAGTGCCGGTTACCATACAGCGCCACTTGCAGCCCAGGTACCAGACGTCCGACGTTTCGTACTGGCCGGTGGCCGGGTTCACAGTCTCGTTATAGTAGGCGGCGTTAGGGTCATACTGGCCCCTGTCCACGTATTCCACCAGGGGTTTGCCCTGGTAGTCGATACGTATAATATCCTGCGCTATAAGGCCGCGGACGTATACGTAGTCCTGGTCATCCCGCAGCGGCAAATCCATTGCCCGCAGAAATTCGGGCGTAGTGCCAAAGGTAGCGCCGTAGTTGGTGCGGTCTATGATCGGCTTTGTAACGCCGGTAAGGTGTACTATCCTGCCGTCCGTGGAAGACAGCATAAACAGGCTTTGCCGCTGGGTATCGGTCTGGTGGCCCCATCTGGCCAGGCGCATAAGCTCGCACGGCGGGTAATTCTTGCCACTGGGTACCTGGTCGTCCGGATACAGGGACACTTCGATATAGTTAGCGGCAGGGTTTACACTGTTTACCCGCATCCAGCTGGTATACATTGCAGGCCCCATATCGCCGGTAACGCCCAGGGCGGCTGCGCCCAGGTTGTTAATAATGCCTTTAATAACGCTGCCAGCAGACAGGGCGGTAAAGTAGCCGTCCCACTTGCTTTGCAGGTGCAGGCCGTACGTGCCGTCGCCCAGATCGTCTATACTGTCGATCGTGTCGCTTTCGGTAAATATCTGTTCCCCCTCTAAAGCGGAAAGGCGGTTTATAATCAATTCGACGGCCTCAAAGTATGTACGGACGCGGACGCTTTCAAACTCTGCGTTACCCTGCGGGTCGATGCCCGCGCCTGTGCCGCCGTACAGGCTTTTAACAAAGTCGCCGAAGTGCGCTTCATCCTGGAAGACGGCCACGCCCAGGGCGGTAAGGCCCTGCGCGAAAGTGATACGGCCGGCGGCCACGTCGTCCGCGATCTTGGACAGGAAGCGGGCGTTAGCCGGGCTGTTGGGGCTAAGGTCGTAGGCTTCGTCAGCGTAGCCGGCCTTTACTTTTTCGGTTACTTCCTGGTTATAGCTTTCGCCGGTTTCCGGGTCGGTTACTTCCACGGTGCGGGTTATCCATTCGTACCCGCTGCTGTCCGTAGTGATGCTGTCCAGGGACGGTTTATTACTGTGCGTATGGCCGTCGCCAGGGTTTACCACGTCGCCGCCAGAAACATTTACCACGGTACTGCCGCCGGTGTTACCGGTTGCGCCCAGCTCGCGCAGGCGCTTGCTTCTGGGCCGCGCTGCGCGTAGATTGGTTACCAGTGTAAATTCCTTTTCTGCCATATCGCGTTAGTCTGCTTTGTCGTATTCATCCGGGCGCAGCTCCACCAGGGTAACGTCCGAAGTGTCGGTTATCGCGTCCAGGACTTCGCCCTGCATAAGAAAGCGTTTGCCATCCTGGTTCTGTTCAGTAAACACCTTAAACCCGCCGGCCGGCAGTTCCGCTTCGCCGGTTAGCACGGTACGCCGCTGGGCATACTGGCTATACAGGGTGCCTATCAGCAGTTCTTCGGCCTGCGTGGTGCGGCCCGCCCTGGTAAGCTGCTTTATCTGCTTTCCGGTTGAGGTGCTAAAGTATGCGCCGCGGGCCGTAGGCACGCCGTCTTTGTGCGTCCCGCAGATCGTGTCCAGGGTAATGCTTTCTTTGGCTGCTGCGTTGATTTCTGCCTGGTATTCCACGTCGTCGGTGTTAATCGCGGCGTCGAATTGCTGGCGGTTCATAATTTCAAATTCCGGTAGCTGGAAAAGCGCCCACCAGGTCTTATTCCAAAGGTCGTTAGGGTTTAGCACGGTGTCCGACGGCAGGGTGGTGCCATCGTCCGAAATGATCCAGCCAGCGCCGCGCACTTCCAGCCACAGTTTGCCGCCGCCGGTGGTGCTTGGATATGGGATATACTGGCCATCTTCGGCCTTGCGCAGTATCGTAGTTACGTTCTTGTTGTGCGGATTTAGCGCGGGGTGGTTTTTCTTGAAGCCCAGCACGCCGCAGTCGTTTAGCCGGTCGTCCGGATTGTACCAGCACAGATAGCCCCAAATAGGCGGGTTTTCGTCGTCATTGGGCCGGTAGACTTTCCAGCTGCCGTAAGTCTGCGACAGGGTGGTAACAGGGTTGCTGTTTACGTCCCTGGCCACTATATCGCGGTTATCCCACACGTACACGGTATTAGAGCCGTCCGGCTGGAATTTGATAGTAACCGGCACGTACACAAACGTACCGCTGCTTTTCCAGGTCTTTTCCCATTGATCCTGTTCTACGCCCTCGACACCGGGCGTAAACCATCCCGGCTTTATACCCTTAACCAGGACGGCCGCCTGCTCGAAAGGATTAAAGCGGCAGTCGATAAGGGCGTTAAGGCTCACACGCAGCAGCAGATCGCTGGCACTGTCTACCGGCGGCAGCCACACTTCGGCGCTTTTGAAAAGCTTTTTACCACAGCTGGACAGCTTACCTGGTAGCTGGCCGTCCAGGTTGCCGCGCCACTGTATTCGGGCTTCGCCGTTCTTATCGTCGCCTACCGCATAACCGTGGCAGGACACGTAAAACACGGCCACGCCCTCGCTTTCGGTACCGTCGTTCTGTTCCACGATCTTATAAAACTTCGCCTTGCTGTTAGGGCCTATTTCGGCGTTCTGGCCCTGGCTGGAAAGCCACAGCGTAAAGCCGGCGTCGGTGGCGTCTATCCAGTCGTGCAGATCGGTGCTGTAGTGGAAGCTAATATACTCGCTGTTGCCATACGGTACCGTGTTAAGGTTATTTATGTTGATTAGGTTTTTGTCTACGTCCTGCGTCCAGCAGTCAGTCGGCGCCTGGTTCCCGCCCTGCGCGTAGGTGTTCCAGGTTATCTTTACATTATTGGCCACCTTGTCGGTGCCCATCGTCTGGCTGGCGCCGTTCCACTCTATCTGCATCTGCTGGGCCAGGGTATACGCGCCGTTGAGGTCGTACACCCATATACGGCCATTACGTTGCACCAGGCGCAGGCCCAGCGGCAGCAGTATGCCTTCCAGGGTTTCTTTAAGGGTGGTGGCTTCGCCGTCTTCGTCGTAGAAATTATCGCTACGCACGCGCAGGGCGCCCAGGGTCAGTTTGGAGCTGTCCAGGTACGACGAAATTAACGACTGGTCGATGCTGGTATAGTTAATCGTGCTGCGGCCCAGGGCGTCCGTAAGGATCGCGTACAGTGTCTGCATCCCGGACAGGTTGTATTTGAGCCTGTCCAGTATACCAAAGTCCGAAAAGGTAAAGGAAACCGGGTATTTGCTGGCCCTTTCGTAGGGTTCTTCGTAAAATTCCGGATCGAGCGCGCCGCTCCAGTACAGCAGCCCGGCCCGGTAGACGTCCATACGGATTTTGCCCACTTCGATAGTGTACAGGTCTTCGTAGGTACGGTCGCCGGGGCTTTCCACGCGGATAGTGGCGGTAGAGCCGCACAGCACTTCTTCTTTATCCGTCTTTTTCCACTCTATTAGCAGCGGTTCATCGGCTTCAAAGGTCAGGGCACCTACGGAAGCAAACGGCTGGTCTGCTTCCTGTAGAATTTCCACACGCCAGGTAATACCGGCGTGGCTCAGAAATTCGCCTGCGTATCGTAAGTATTTTGCCATTAGCTACGCCGTCTTAAGTCGGTTTCTTTTTCCAGGATGCCTACCAGGGTGCGGCCCTCGATAATAAACCGTACCCGGCCGCCCATATCGCCAGCGGGCTGTAGCATACCGCGCAGCTTGTCCAGCGGGGCCACCACTTCGGGATTATTCGCGGCGCCGGCGTATTCGCCAAACAGGCCCAGTGTAGGGCCGTAGGCCAGGCCGCCTTTGGCAAACTTCGGGATAGCCAGGATAGCACCGATAACGGCGGCTATAGCGGCCACAGCCAGCGCCGGGCCTACCAGCGGGATGCTGGAAACGGCAGACGCAGCGCCCGATCCGGCCGCCAGGGTGTTAGTGGTGGCCAGCGCCAGGTTAGACGCCGCCACGGCAGAATTAGTCGCTATCTTCTGGGTGCCGGCTGCGACTTCCGCGCCAGCTTCCGCAGTAACGGCGGCGGCTTCCGCAGTCTTTGCCACGGTATGCGCCTGCGTAATGCCGGTAAGCATCTGGATAATGGCTATTACGCCCTTTATGCCGTCCACGATGCTAAAGAAGCCGTCCACGATGCCGGACAGTTTCTGCCAGGCATTGCCGTTACCCTCGATAGCATCGGTTATACCCTCTACGCCGCTGCCTACGTTCTTAAGGCCGCCCCACGTGGAGCGCAGCGCGTCGCCCGCCTTAACGCTGGCCTTTTCGGCTTCTTCGCCGGCGTGCTTGATTGCGTCGGCTTTCTCATTCCACAGGGCTATTTCCTTGTTAATGGCTGCGGCTTCCTGCACGCTGGCCGTTTGCAGCTTTGCTTGCAGTATTTCCAGGTTACCGGAAATGTCGGCCAGGGTGGCGGCGTCGGCTTTCCATATCGGGCCGTGGTCTTCCACGCCTTTGCTGACGTTTTCGGCCACTTCCACGCCCAGGCTGCGGTATTTATCCAGCTGGCTTTCATAGGCCGCGATTTCGCGGTTAATGGCTTCTATGGCGGCTTCGCTGGTGGCTTCTTCCAAACGCTTGCGGGCGTCGGCTACCTGTGCTTCCAGTTGTCCGATAATACCGGACGGCTCCGCAGCGGCGGCGCCTGCGCTGGCTTTCTTGCTGCCACCGGTGCCGGTGGTCTTCCCGGCATTGGCATACTTGCCAGCCAGGGCGTCTATATCCAGGCCGCTGTCGCCGGTGGTCTTAACGTCCACCGTTACTTCGGCTTTCTTGCCACCCAGGCCCAGTATGTTAGACAGCCACTGCCACGCCTGCTTCGCCTTGTCGATAAGCCACTGGAAAGCCTTTACCAGACTTCCCATAATGGCGTCGGCCAGGGGCTTAATAGCGCCCCATACCTGGTTACAGATATTACGGAAGTCTTCGCTATTGTTATACGCGGCCACCAGGGCTGCCACCAGCCCGCCGATAGCGGTAATAACTATGCCGATCGGGTTAGCGGACAGTACCAGGTTTAACACTTTCTGTACAGCCGTCCAGGCTTTGGTAGCTATCGCCACCGTCTTCTGTGCGACGGCAGCGGCGGCCGTGGCCACTTTGTTTTTGATAACCGCAGCCGTGGAGACGGCAAACGCCTTGACGCTTGCGTATACGGTGGTGGTAAGGGTCTTTATACCGGCCGTAAGGGTGGTAATGCTGGAAAGGGCGGTAATCGTGGAAGACGCGATCATAACAAACGGCATAGCGCCGTTAGCCAGGGCGCCCAGCTGTTCTTTAATATCGCCGATCTTGTTAGCTAACTGCGCCTGTTTGCCGCTGTCCGTGGCGGCTAACTGGGCGTTCATATCGCCCACGTTGTTAGTGATAACCTGCGCCAGGACGGCTGCGCGCTCGCTTTCGGTGCCGTATTTCAGTACCTGTGCTTCCGCTTCGCTAAAGGTAATGCCCACGCGGGTAAGGGCCGATACCTGGCCCTGCATAGCCTTGCCCATAAGGTTAGCCACGCTTACCGCGTCGGTGGTGCTGGAATTAACGCCGTGCTGCTGGGCTAACAAATTGTTCATAGCCGGCAGCAGGGTTTCTATGCTGGACTTTTCCTTAAGGAAAGTGGCCACCTGCTGGGCACCGGCCAGCTGCACTTCGTCGCCGATAACGCCCAGTTTCTGCTGCTCACTGGCCAGCTGCTTAATACTGGCTATTTCGTCGTCCGTGGCGCCCATCCTCTGGCGCATAACCGTAGTTAGCTGCGTTTCGGCTATTTCCTGCTGCTGGTAGGACTTCGACAGATCGCCCATAAGGCTTTGAAGCTGGCCAAAGCTGCGCTGCGCAGCATCTATGCCGGTGGCCAGTGCTGCGAAGTTTATTACGTTACCTTTTAGCTGTTTTGCTTCGGATAGGGTGGCTGTAATCGCCTGCTTAAGTCCGTTAGCGTCCTGCGCCAGGGTCTTAAAGCCGTTACCGTCTCCGTCCAGCTTGAAAGTTATAGATATAGTGCTTTTGCCAGCCATTGTTCTAATCCTCTCCTAAGCGGTGTAACAATTCCTTAAAGCGTTGGTGTTTTTGCTCCTTTGTCAGTTCCGGCGCGTCGGCCGTTGAGGTGGCGCGCTTTCGCTTGTTACGATCCCACGGAAGCGGTAGCAATTTTTCCGGGGTCAGTTTCTTTTTGACGTGCGGCTGGATCACAATAGCGGCCAGTATTCGCGTCCGTTCCCATTCGCCCTGCTGTAAGGCTTCCTGCTGCTGGTACCACGCCTTGTTTATGGCTGCAAATTCCTGTGCATACAGGTTGCAGAAGTCGTCGTACGACAGGCCGATACAGCCCAGGGCCAGGCCCAGCAGTTCGTAGATGCCCGCAGGGCTTACGCTTTTGGGTCAGTGCCGGAAGCTTCGCCACCGTTGCCGTCTTGCACCGCAGCGGCCCAGGCGTTCATATCGTCGGGGTCGATGCTGTCTGCAAACTCGATCAGCGATAAGTCAAACTGTTTCTGTTCACGTGCGCAGGCAGACTTAATGCAGCACCACAGGTACGTACACAGTTCCGTAAAGCTGGTGGCGTCCATTTCGGTAATCTCCTTACCGGTCTGCTCCTTAAAGCGCAGCATAGCCCCCATCGTAGGCCGACAGGGGTATGCTTCGCCGTTGATCTTGATTTCGATTTTAGCCATAACGAAACCTGGTTAATTAGGCGTTCTCCGTAATGGCGTTTTCGTCCAGGGTGGTAGGCTCGCCGTCATTTTCCAGCTGGATGCTGTACGTGGCGTCGTCCTGTGCGGGGTCGGTGCGCTCCAGGTTGGCAATTACGAAACTACCTTCCAGGTACGGCTGTTCGTCGCCCTCACGTTCCATACACTTGACGGTAACCGGTTTGCCCTGCTTCCAGGCGGCCAGCAGCTCTTTGAAGCCGCTTTCGGTTTCGTCATAATGTACCAGGCCGTCCGCAGAAATGGAAATGGAAAGCCCGGTAACGGTCTTATTTTTCCACAGGCCGGCAGAAATGGGCGCGGAAGCCTTAGGCTTTACGGCCCGGTCTTTAGTCTCACTGTTAAACGTCGCAGTGTGGCTGGTGCAGTGGCCCACGGCCTTGCCGCCCACGTAAACCAGCATATCGCTACCGTTACAGTAGCCGTTGCGTGCAGTTTTTGCCATTGCTTTATACTGTTTTGTTGTTATACTTTCACGTTGAAGATAAGCTGCTGTACGTAGGCGTCGTCTTGCCAGGCTTCTTCGCTGTCCACCAAAAGGCAGCTGCGCATAGTCAGCGTTTCGTCGTCCGTCTGCATATCGCGTTTATTGTCCAGCGCACCGCGCACGGCTTCGGCCAGTTCCAGGCAGTCGTCGTAATCCGCCGCAAAGCAAATTACTTCCATCTGCACGGTGTCGGCGCCGGGGTTCCCGGTTTTCTGCGGGTTCTGCTCCATCGAAGCGCGCCGGTAAAGGATATACGGCAGTTCGGCTTTGTCAGTGGCCACCGGGTAAACCTTGTTAGTGCGTGCCGTTACTTCGGCACTGTCCAGCAAAAGTTCCCGGATCAGCACACCCGCGCTTAGAGACGTTTTATTTACAGCCATACTTCTTTGCTACTTTTTCGACGTTCTGGATAATTTCGTTATGCAGGTTTTCGGTAACGGTGCCGCTTACCTGGTCTAAGGTCTGGGCCATAAAGCCGTAGCGCTTCATCCTACCGGTATAGTGGCCACTGCGCAAACGGCCTGTCCACTGCCTGGTATGCTTTCCGCCGTTAGACTTAGTACGGCGGTCTTCCGTTCCCAGTTCAGCCCACAGCAGGATAGGTTTTAACTCGCCGCGCCGGTTCTTGTGGAAACCGTACTGCTTCTTTCCTGCTTTGGTACCTACGGTAACACGAAAGCCCGCCTGTTGCTTGAAGACGACTGCACGTACGCCGCTTTCCAGGTCGCGGTCTGTACGGATGCCACTACTGCGCAGGTTGTTTATAGCTGTTTTGCGCACCTGGTTAGCTTCCCTGCGGAAGCCGCCTTTTAGCGCCTTTAACCGCTGCTTTGGCTCCAATTCAGCGAATAACCGCTGCAAATTGCTGTCGTCGTACTGCGCTTCCATATTACCTGCCTGCCGCTACTCATTTACCCGGACGCACACCAAAGTTTTGTAGCCCCTGTCCAGATTAGGGATTATGTTAGTTACCGTGTAAAGCTCGCCGCCCAGCTGCTGCACCCGCCAGTTTTCCTGCACAGGGTGCGCGTCGCGTATGTTATAATCTACGCTGTAGTCCGGGAAATGTTCGCCCACTTCTTCGCTACGCCGGCCGGTGGCTTTTACCCTTTCGGCCCACACGGTGCGGGTGGCTACGTAGGTGGTTTTCTCATTCCCGGAAGCAGTCGTTACCGTCTGCGGTTCCAGCAGCGTAAGCCGATATTTCATACGTCCCGCCTGCATTGCTTAGTCGGTGCTTTTGGTAGTGTCTTCCGCTAACTTTCTAAAGGGCTTGATTAGGGCCTGTAGTGCGTCCGGCACTTCGTGCATTTGCACGCCTGCGACGCTTTCGCGCTGGTTGTACCAGTGGCCCGCCAGCAGCAAAACGGCCTGCTTAAGCTGGGCGGGGTATTCCCCCTTGCCCAGCTCTCGCAGTTCGGCGTCTGTGCGGTTGGTGGCCTGGATAACGTGGGCTTCCGCAGCATCTACGTAATGCTGCATCAGCTCGTCGTCGTCCGCGAAGTCGTCGGCGCGTACGTGCTTTTTGAAAAGGGCCAAACTCACTACAGCCATAATCCTAAACTTTAGTTAGTGCTACGTCGGTAATCCGGTTTACTCTGCCGCGATCTTTCCGAGGATGAAAGCTTCGGGGCGCAGGGTCTTGGTGGCGTAGTCAGTGTTCAGCACAAAGTCTACGCTATCCTTGCGGGCCTGGCTGTACGGATCGACGATGAAGCGAAGCGTACCGAAAAGGCCCATAGGCTGGTAGCCGAAGTCGCCCAGGCCGATATATTCGGTATTGGCGCCGTTGATCGTGTTGGTGGTGTACACCGGCAGACCAAACATACGGCCGTTTTGCAGGATCGGCATAAATACACCCTTTTCGTTGATAGGGGTAATTTCCAGGATCGCTTCGGTGGCCTTGCTCATAACCCAGCAAAGGTGGCTGCCCTCGATGCCGGTAGCAAGTACGGCAGCTTTCATACTCTTAACCAGGGCGGCGGCAATAGCCTTAGGGCTGGTAGCAGCTGCCAGCAGGTTAGGAATATCGACCACGGCGTGGTACTTCTTTTCCTCTTTGGTCTTTTCGCCCTGCTTCGCGGCGACTTCCAGGATGCGGGCAAAGGGGCCTACCAGGTTGGTAGCGCCGTTTACCTTTGTGGTGCCGCACACGACCTTGTTAAGCAGCTGACGCACGGCCTGCGGCATAACGGTACGTACCACCATTTCCAGGATGCCGGCCGACTGGTTCAGCGACTGGTTGGTAACAGGGATAGCGATACCGATACGCTCAGGGGCGGCGGTCAGTTTGCTAAAGTCGATCTTAGTATCGCCCAGGGCTACGCCCTCGCCAGCGATAGAAGCTTCGACGGCTTCGTAGACAGGCCAGACGAAATCGCCAGCCAGGCCGGTAGGCATAGGCAGGCCCACTTTGTCCAAAATGAAGCCCTCTTCCAGCGGCTTCAAAATGTCCTGGACGTTAAGCGGGATAATGCCGCCGGTCTCGACGTCGGCGACCATCATACCTGCAAATTCGCCCTCGCGGACAAAGGTAATTTCGGTCTTCTTGCCGTTCTTGGCGTTCTCGCGGATGATCTTTTCCGCATCGGCCTTTGCGTTGGGGTTCTCGCGCAGATGCTCTGCCGTGGCGGCCTGCATACGCATAGCAAGCAGCTGGTTTTCGCGGGCCAAAGCTTCGTACTCTTTGGTTTCGGCTTCGGTGCGTTCGCGCTGCTCCTGCTCGCAAGCGTCAGCAATAGCGTTGATGCGCTCGCAGTTGGACTGGTACTTGTTCACCAGTTCACGTACGTTTACGGTGTTCTTTTTCATTGCTGAAAAGCGTTTTAGGGGTTAAACTTGTAACTTAGTATTTGCAGCGCGGCGCATTTCGCGCAGCTGCTTTTCTACTTTTTCTTTGTCCACTTTGGGGGCTTCCGGCTGGCCCGGTTTGGCGGCTTCGCGCAGATCGCGGGCAAATTCGCGGGCTTCTACGGAAGTATCCGGGTACGCGGGATCGGCGGCCAGCGTCATATCGTAGACGCCGGTAACGGCCTTAACCGTGTAGGTAATGTAGGCGCGGCCGTCCCTCACTTCCACGGTGCGGCTTACAAAGGCTTCGTCCCAGTAATGGGTCGAAAACATAAAGCTGCACCCGGCCAGATCGCCGCGCTTTACCAGTTCCAGGGCCTTATCTCCGTCGGCGGTGTTAGGGGCTTCAAACTCGAAAGCCACGCCCTTTTCGTCCACGGTGTAAGACAGGGTGCCGGCGCCGTTCTTGGATCGGGCTAAAATCAGCTGCCGATCGTGGAACATAGTAAATTTAATATCGCAGCCGTCCAGCAGTTCTTTGGTAATGGCTTCCGGGGCTATGATTTCCCGCGCTTCTTCGTCTTCGTCGCTCCACAGGGGCGCCGACGGCGTGTTAAACAGGATCGCATAGCCTACGATCGTGCGGCTGGGAGCGCCGCCCTCAGCTTCGCGCACGTGCAGGTCTGCGCAGGTTACGACGACTTCGCGCCGTACCAGTTCGTTTTTATTCTTCTTTTCCATCGTCGGTAACAGGTTTAGCCGGGGCCGGTGCTGCGCCCAGGTCTTTTATGCTTTTGAGGTTAGCGGACACCAGCACGGTATCGCCACCGTCCACGGCGGGTTTGTTTTCTTCGCGCCGCCACTCGTTTACTGTGTACAGGCCGGCCGCGATCGTGTCGGACTGGTACTTTACGCGGCTTTCCAGGTCGCAGGCATACAGGCCGCGCCGGTCAAACTGTATTTTACGCTTACCGTACTGGCTGGCGCTAAACAGCTTTCTTTGCAGTTCGTTTTCGATCTTCCGCAGCAGGGGGTTTAACGTGTTGGAAAGGAAAGCTACGTTAGCCATTTCTGCCGACTTGTAGTTATTGCTGGTGTCGTCGAAAACAAAGGACGGATGCACACCAAAAAAGCGGCAAATATCGCGTACGGTAAACTTCCGGCTTTCCAAAAACTGCATATCAGTAGAGCTAAGCGAAATTTGCTTGAAGTCTACCTGGCCAGGCAGGCTTACTATGCGTTCGCCGCGCTGGAAGCGGTTATCTATCGTTTCGGCGGTCTTCTCCAGTTCTTTGTCCTGGTATTCGCCGAAGCCGCGCACGCTGTTGTCGTTAGAGACGATCCCGCGCACGTTGCCGCCGTTCTGGAAGCGGTTGTAGGTCTCTGCGTCGCCCACTGCCGCTATATCCAGGGTAAGCCGGGCAAAGGTTAGCACGGAAACGCCGCGCTTGCTGTCGTAGGTGCAAAGGTTCTTAAGGTGTATAACTTCGTCTTCATCGTAGCGGCCATAGATGCCGTTTACGGTGTCGCAGATATAGTATACGTCGTTAATCGTGTCGTGGTTCACGGTGCCGCGTCCGCACAGGGCCAGCCGGTCGAAGTCCATAGTAACCGGGCTGTACACAGGCACGATATAGGCGTTACCGTCCAGCAGCACTTCCAGCACCGCTTGCACCCAGAAGTCGAAAGCGTTTGTAGCGTAATCCGGCTGCACGTTCAGCAGGTAAGCCAGGCGGCTGTCCGTGTCTTCCACGTAGATACCGCCTTTCTGGCGCATATACTGCACCGGTAGATTAGCCACACTTTCGGCCAGAAGCTTTGCACACCGGTACACAGTGGCCACGCACAGCGCCGTTTGGCCGCTGTAGGACGGCCACCACGTGCCGCCCTGGCGCGGTGTAAGCGGCTGGTCTGCCGCCGCTTTGTCGGC